CAATATCGCCAAGACCGCCCAATCCAAACTGCACCGCTTCGACCTGATCGAGAAGGTTGTCCTCCATCGCGCTACGAAATTCCACGGATTGTTGGTCAATGGACAACAGTGCATCGACGCCTGCCTGGCCCATGCGGATCAGACCGCTTTCCGTGACCAACGCATCTTGCGTCATGCGACGGAATGCTTCTGCGGTGCCGACAGCGGTTTCGCCCAACCCCATCTCTATGCTTTCAGTTGCGGTAATAACGCCATCTGCCATCGCCTGATACGCTATATCGATGGCACCGGCACCTTGCGCGATCAGTGATAATTGCCCCGCGATGTAGTTGCCTTCGACGCCGTTTTTCATCCGTTCCATGTTGGACATGAGTTTGTCGGATTCTTCAATGGCGCGAAGGAACGGCGTCGCGTTGTTGATTTGGTTCCACAGTTTCGGCACATCCCGAGCGCGGGCAATCACGTTGCCAAACTCATCTCGCACGCGCACCAGTTCGTGCCAGAGGAAATGCCCTTTCGACTTTGAACTACCTGCTTGATGCAAGTTGCCCATGTAGTCGTTCATGGCTTCTGAGACTTGAAGCCATGCGTGGCCACCTTCTTGTTTGATGACCTTGAAGCCCGTCGTCATCTCGCCGAGGAACATTTTGGCACGCACCGTCTGATCGGCCATCAGCGCCGCGAATTCTCGCTTGTCTTGTCGCCGTCGCTTCCGAATTTGCGAAAAACCATACGCCGCGAGTGCGAGTGGCGCGGCAAACCCGGCAAGGTTGCCAAGCACCGATTTGAACCCGGCCACAAAAGAAGTTCCGGCACTGGTTCCGGCGGGCATAAACCCACCAACGCCATCTGGTATTAACGCGCCGGATGCTGATGATCCGAATATTTTTCCAAACCATGAGCCAATCGCTTTCGCGCCGCTTGAAATAGCAGTTCCCAAAGTTGACACAAAACCTTCGCCGCTTGATTTTCCGGCTGACGTGAAAAATGAGGTGATCGTGCTAATGATTGACGAACCGTCGCCGCCGCCGGTAAATATTTCGATTATTTTTTTCTTAGTCCACTCGGCGAAGATTTCTGCAAGCGTATCGAGAAACGCTTTTTTAACCCGGTTGAGGAACTGCTTGAGAACATCCTCTGTTTTGCCGCCACCAAACAGGTCTTTCCACATATCCGTCCAGGCGTCGCTTATTTCTCCAAACAACCCCTCAAACGCATCTTTAAATTTACTGGTCGATTCCGTCGCGTTTTTTAACTCACCGGAAAGGTCGCGCATACTCTCAGCGGCCTGGTCTGTATGCCCTATCCCTTCGCGCAGTGCTTTGTTGGCTTCTTTTTGTGCTTCGATCTCGCCGATTATCCCAACCGCGACCTCATCAATAATGTCTACTTGTTTTTGCTTTTCCTCAATTAAGTCAGAGATGGCTGACCGTGCGCGACTCGATGCCGCGCTTATGTCATCTAATGCGTCACCTACGTCATCGGCGGCTTTTTCGATGCTTTTCGAAATTTTATTGAGGCCAATCTTGTCTAGTCCTTCGACCATTTGCCGCAACATGGTGAACCACTTACTAAGGAACCAATATTTAAATTCATTCCATATAAGTTTCATCTTTGCGACAAACATTTTCCATGCCATAGATAATCCACCAAAAGTTTTATCTATGGTTGCGGCAACAGAAACCACCAACTGCCTAAACGTCAACGGAAAGTCTAAAAACATATCGAACAACTTTGCGCCGTTGGATATCCTTTTAAACAAATTGCTGATTTCTGTTTTTAGGATTCCAACGTAACCACCGGCAAGGCGTAGCGCGTTAGACCACTCGCTGAACTCCGCGGCCAACCGTCCAGACTTAACCCTTCGCACTAGGGAATCAATGAACCTTGATATTGCCGCTACACCATCAGCCATCGCCCCGGTCGCGCCACCCGCCTCGTTCAATACGCCAAGCAATACCTGAAACGAGTTTTTCAGCATTTGGAACGCCCTAGCGAACGTCATCGGCATCGCTTCAAAATCAGATTTGATCTGATCCGTCTGCCCCAGGATCGACTCAAATACCTCCTTAGACAGTACCTTGCCCTCTACCACCGCAAGGCGTAACTGCCCCACAGTCATGTCCATGCCTTCGGCAATCTTGGCCGCGATCTCGGGTGTGTTCTCGATGATCGAGTTAAATTCCTCGGCCCGGACAATGCCTCCCGCCATCGCCTGCGAGAACTGGCGCATCGCGTTTTTGATTTCCTCTCCGGTTGCGCCTGATACCACGGCCATCATCTCAAGGGATTCAGTCATTTGAAGCACTTGATCTTTGGTCGCGCCGATATCGGGCGCGGTACGCGCCAACGCCTCAAACAGTTTCACGGTGTCTTCGAGAGCCGTTCCTGTCCGTTGCGTTATCTTAAATAACTCGCCACTGATCTTGTTGTAATCACCAAGTCCGCGGCTCGCCTTTTTGGTTCTGGCCTCAAGTAACGCAAACTGATCGGTGAAATTGACGAGTTTGGCAATGCCTCCCGCTATTACGACGGTGAAGCCGATCTTGATCGCTCTGCCTAACGCACTAAACGCTTTTTGCGTTTTATCAAGGTTGCCCTTGACCTTTTTAAATGCCTTCCCGGTTTTGTCTTGCGCGACAATCCGAATGGTTGCGTCAGCGGTTGCCATTACCTTATCTCTTGTTGTTGGGCCACATACTCAAACCAACAAGCCCAGTACGTCAGTTCATCCAACGTCATCTTTTCAGCCAACTCGCCTATCGTCATACCGAGATGCTCGGCGACCCGAAACATCAAGAGGATTTCTTGGTCGCCGCTTCGGAGTTTTTTCGGGCATCCTCAATCGTTGTCTCAGGCTCGTCATTCATTGCTGAAATTATGTTGACGATTACGTCGGGATCGACCTTCTCCATTAAGTCCTTTTTATCGGCGTTAGAGAAAAGGCGTTTCCCATCCTCGTCCAGTGCGCGAATGATTAAGGTCTGTACCAAAGACTCCAACGAGCCATCGTTGACATACCGGAATATCGTGTTGCGCTGTGCGAGGGTTGTCGGCTTGAAAAAGATGGTGGCATCCCATTCGGGAACCACCACCGATTCCATAGGCGCGACGAGTTTTCCCCGCCAATGCGTCTTGGCGTTGGCGAGGATTGGAGCACCGTTTGACATTTAATCTCTCCTTAAGAGGCTGTTCCCCAAGTGACGCCACCGGTGGTCTGGAAACCAAAAGACCGTTCGATGATGTCGCCCATATCGACGCTCACGCCCACGCTGTTGATCAGCGCAGTCATCGTCGCGTAGGTGTCGCCGGTGTCAGCCCCTTCGGGGTACAGGTTGAGCGTGATGCTTGCGCCCACGGTCATTGCTCCTTGGCCTGAGGTATCCGTCTCATCCCAATGACAGGTGAGCGTACCGCTTGCGTCAGTCGTACCGACGATGTAACTTTTTGCTGAGTCACCCATTGCGGTGTCCTCAACAGTGTCCGCAGACTCGTCAAGGCTCCATGATTTGATTTCAGCAACGGTGTTGGCTCCCACCTTGACCGTGCCGTCTTTTCCGTGATGTGTTGCCATTAACTTATTCCTCGTCGCTTGGCTTGTTGATAACTGGCTTCGGTTTTGCCTCGGCCTTCTTTACTGGCGCACCAACAGGCTTATAGCCCTTGGCCTCCATTTCTTTCACTTTGGCAGGGTGTACCACTACCACCGTGCCGCTGTTTTCCATTTCAATCGGTTTAACCATTAGGTTGCTCCTTGCGTGAAGTCATATGTCACCCGCACCGTGACACGCACGGCACCCACAGGGAAAAGCACGCCCTCATCACTTTCGATAAGAACTGTCTCAGTGTTGAGAGCGTAGCCACCGCGAGTTCTGTCAGCGTCCAATGCTTCCTCGATTCCTTCAATAAGTTCGTTTCTGGAAGTGTCGATGCTTGACCCTTTGACGTAACCCACGATGACGTAATCAATAGTGCCGCGCCGCGTTGTGCTATCCATCGTCGTGTCCTCGCGCACTTCCTCACTGCTTTGTATCCACGCGGCGGGATACTGCTGATCGGATAACTCATCAGGCTGAAAGGGATCGCGAGTGATCTTTTTAAGTTCTGGCGTGGACATCGCATCCAGAACTGTGACGATGTTTGCGGCAATGCTTTCACGCTTGCTCATGCCCTAGCCATCTGTTTGATAAAATTGTTGCGGAACACACTGCCGACTTCTTTTTCTTCGCGGTTGTTTACGTCAAACCATTTCCGCACCGGCAGATGCCCTGCCCCGGTGTGATGCCACATCGCTCTACGTCGTGCATCCGCGTCTAAAAAGAAAACAACGCCTAAACTTGGACTCAACGCTTTTGATGTCATCGCTCCGAGCATCCGGCCAGAATCGAACAAGTCCACAACGCCGGTCTGCCGTCCTCGCTTACCGCGGGATCGCTTGGTTGAGGCGGCATAAGGCGTAAACGAACCATTGAGGCCGCGCCCCGACGCCGTTCTGCGTTTAACCGTAAACTCGACAAACGCCGATGCTTTAGACAATGCTTTGCGCGATGCCTTCTTGATACGCTTCGGGAAAGCCTTGATCATTGCCTGGACTTCCTTATCGTCTAAAGTGACGTGTACCTTCATCTCACCTGTCGACCAAAGTGCAACGATTGCTTCTCGGCGTAGGCGACGGTGCCGTCCTCGTCTGCGTCGTACTCAATACCGTCTTTAAGGACTCGATCCAGTTCTTCCGCGTATGAGTCGCGGTAATACTCCATCATTTGCTGAAACCGATCCTCTGCGCCTGTTACTTCCCACTTGGTGAGTTTCGGCAAAGCGTAGTAGCCCAGGACGCGGTATGCCGCGCACCGGGTAAACTGAGATTCGGTCAGCAGTGAGGTATCCATCTCACCGCTGATGTTCTTGAACGGCCACCAGTGAATCCGCAGTTCGCGCTCAATGTCTGCTTGCGCTTTTGCGTGTTCCGCGGTGAACGCGCTGATACCGTAAGTGAGGATGTCCGGCTGTAAAGCCGTCAGATCACTGTCAGCACTCATTGCCATCTTGTAACCCCCAAAGGGGGGAGGCGCGGTGTTACCCGCACCCCCCGGTTAGGAATTAAAGACCGGCGTCGAAGTACATCTCAATGCCGTAGTTGTCTTTCAACTCACCGACGCCATAACAGGCTGTCGCGTTGAGTTCCCAACCACGGATGGAGGCATCGCGCTGTGGCTCGATGTTCACATCCCACTTGACCGCCAGACCCAAAGCCTGAGGTACGAACACTGCGCCTTTGGCATCGCCAGAACCGTCAACCGTGATGTTGGCAGATTCGAAAATGTCGATACCGGCAAGCGTTCCAACGTAGCCGTTACGCATGGCTTCGTTCTGCAGATCACCACCGTTGGGGTTAGCAAACGTGTTGGTGAGACTGGCCTTCATGTTGTAGACCTGATACGGATGCAGAACGGCGTACTTCTGGCCGGGTGCGTTGGCGTTGTCCAACTGAGCGGCGGCATTAAAGAAATGCGCGGCAGTCAGTTCAGTCGTGGTCGCGCCCAGAGCGGTAGAAAACCCATCAAACAGGGCGATGAGGTCTTCGTCCATCTTCTTGGCGACGGCTTCGCCCAAGACCTTACCGAGATCAGCAGCGATATCGCGTGCAGAGGAACGAGCGGCAAGATCGGACAGAACGGCCTGTACACCAACTTCTGCGGCAGTGAGGGTCGCGCTTGTGGTCGAGACCGTGGTCGAGGACATATCCGAGCCTTCCGTCAGGGCTGATGCCGAGACTTCGGGGTAGACCGGAACTTGGATTGCTTTGCCATCGTCACCGGAAATGTCGTAGGTGGTGACGAGGTTGCGGACAAGAGAGGACTCTTGCGCGGTGAAGATTGCCTCACGGACGATACTGACGAACAGATCGTCGAGAGTGCTTGTGGTGCTAGTTGCCATTAACGGCCTCCAATGCAAAAACGGTTAAAAGACCCGTGATTGCAAAGGTCGGCCACGGTGCCAACCACCCCGCTTAATTAACGTCAGTGCGGTCTGACGGCCCCGGAGAGGTTTCCTAGCCCGGTCTAGGGACGAAGCCCCGGAGTGACTGCTCCGAGGCTCCAAGAGCCACAAAAGCGAAGTCGCCGGGTTGGAGCCCATTGACCTCTAGAACCGAAAAAAGACTGTATAAAAATACAGTACAGGCGATTGTACGCCCTCTCAGAGCCATGTCAAGCCATCTTGATGTAGCCCTTGTTGTCTGTTCTTGCTTTGCGATGTTCGGCATATCGCTCCCTGCCTGACTTGCTTTTCATTAATTCCGCAAATTGATCCTGATCCATATTATCAATGCTGTCATTCGAGATACCGCCGCCGATTGATGATTGTGATCCAGTACCGCCGGGATTGGCAGAAACGAAGTGTGGATTTTCCGACAAGAATTCATCCACCAATGTATCAGGCGTCAGCGGATCGCCTGTCTTGGCATATCGGGTCATATTATTGGCGTCGATTACCTCTACTTCCCCGCTTTCTGTCATACGCACATTGGCGCGCAATAGATTAACCACTTGCTCTGCATTGATAGCCTTTCTGCGGCTTGCAGAAGCCAGTAACGCATCATCAACCTTGAGTTGTTTCAGTTCAGATCGTAACTCGTCGATTGCGCTGTCCTTTACGGCAAGATCATTACTGTGCCGCTCATGGTCTGCCTTTCGGATTTGTTCAAACTCTCCGCGCTCCTTTTGCCGTTCCAGTTCTTCGGCTTCTTGCGCGGCCTTCATCGAGCGGTATTCGTCAGGGTCTACCCCTTCATACTTGCGCTCGACTTCCCTGTTACGTTTATCCAACCGTTTCTTGACGACAGCATCTATTTCATCCTGTGTAAACATCTTCTCGGTGCTTTCGCTTTCGACTGTACTTGGTTCGATCTGCGTGTCGTTTTGCTCTGTTGATTCGTCTGCCATGTTTAGCCACCGGGTTGCGCCGCGTCACCGTACCAGTCGGGGTCGACCGGCATAAAGTGATGGCGGCAGTTATAGCCACCGCGAACCACAAAAGGATCGCCGGGGGCTTTGCCTTGCCAACTGCTGTTGACCCATTTCTCTCTGACCTCATCATCGCTCATCACCATTCCCTTGTGCCTGATGCACCAGTCGCGTGAATCGCGCACTAAGGAGCCATAGTATTCGTAATGCGTCAGCCCTGCCTCTTGCGCTTTGGCTTGCGTAAACGAGCCGTTAAACTGCATCAGCGCATCGTGCACCTGTTGATAGGCGTAGCGGCGTAGGTTGTTGCCAGCGCGGTCACGCGCATAGATCGTATGCAACTGCTCCACCGCATCAGCCACCTCATCGGCGCGGCTCGGGTCATCGCGGTAACGCTTAACAAAGTCCACCAGTGCCATCGCCGCCACATCGTCGCTTTTGGCAAAGACGCCGTTGATGGCTTGCCGCATCTCGCGCACAGTCTCTTGGGCGGGTCGCCCCGCAAGGGTGTTTTGGTACAGGCCATTTGCAAGCGTATCCACAAACCTGGCGGCAATATCCTCGTACCCGGCAAAGGCGATGCGCTTTAACTGATTGACCGTCGCGGCATCGGCGGCAACAAAGCCCTCGATTGCCCCCAACTTCTGCATCATCGCCACCACACCCGCGGCCACGTTGTCGTAGTCGCGCACGGTGTCATCTGCCCAGGTTAGGAACGTGCCGCGGATAGCGGCCTCGATGGTCACGCGCTTATTGATGGCCTCAGCCGGGCTAATCTTGCCCGCGCCCACCAACCGCTCGATCTCTGCCTCAAGGCTTTCCAATACGCCCTCAAGCCGTCGCCCATGCGTAGCATCAAGCCGCTCGATCAGCCGCTCATGCGCGTCTTGCAGACGCTTGATCTCGGCAGGGCTAGGCAACCGGCAACTCCGTGGTGAACTGGCCGACTATGCGCTGATTGGCAATCTCGTCATAAGCCTGAGGCAGTTCATCGTCCTCAACCACCAACGCGGCAATCTGCCGGTCAATCGCACGTTGGAAGGTGCCGCTTTGCAGTCCGCTTGCTCGGGCCATCTGCAGGAATTCCAAATCGGCATGGTAGTCACGCAGATCAAATGAGTCGGCGTAGTCGATAACCCCATCCCAATCTCGACCTTGCCATGCGCACCACAGCGTCCATAGTTGTTCCTCTGCCAGTTCCAAGAGGTCGGCTTTCTCCGAGAGTTTGCTGTTCAGCATCTGGAACTCGGTCTGTAATGCGACTCCGCTCTTGGCTTGTTTTTCGGTTGCCCTGACTGCTCCCAAGTGAGTAACCCGATCCACTGCTTTGATCTTGTCCTCGATGCTTGCGCGGATGCCATCAAGGTTACTGCTGTTGGGTTGCAACAGGAACGGCGTTAAACCGGGGTCAAGGTCATCCGGCATTTGGATCACGCTACCGGCTCCCGCGCTTGCCTCCGTGCCGTCGGTCTTGGCGAGCGAGGGGTGGTTGGCAATGCGGATCAACTGCTCAATCTCGCTCAACTCGTTATAGATCGCACGCTGTATATCGGCCACGTCTGCAATGTCAGGTACGCCCACGCCGCGGATCGGTGAGCGTTGCGCGTAAACACAGACCGCGGGAATGACCCCAAGCGGGTTATCCATGCGCTCAATCAATAGCGGGTCTTTTTCCGTCTCCGCTTCCCATAACTCAATGGTGTCTGGCGTCCAGATGCGAAAGCGTCGTTTGATGATGTCCGTGTTGCTTCTCAAAGGATGCTCAAACATCTCACGCACTTTGAGGTACACCAGTTTGTAAGCCCCTGACGGCGTGCGCTCATAACGCCAATCAAACACGTTCTCAGGCGTGATCAGCGTGAGGTAAGGCCGGATATCTGCCGCCAGTTCCTCGGCGCGGGTCGTGGCCTCGATGCTTGGCTTATCCAACAGCAACCAACAGTGACCGTAGACGCTAGACCACACCGTTGCTTCCCGCATCACGGTGTTAAAGGATCGCCCGTCGTGATCGGCATCCATCAGGAACGGCGCAAGGGCCGGGTCGTTTTCTATCCCGCCAAACTCCCGGGTCGGGTTATCTCGCCAGATAAACGACGAGTAGATATGCACTACGTTCTTGCACTGGTTATCGAGCGGGGTCTGTGCAAGCCGCTCCTCATAATCCTGCTCGGATTCCAGTTTGTATTTGGTCAGGTATTGCCCTCGGCGATAGTTATCGCCCCCCAGGTAAGAGCGCAACAGAAACTCCCATCTAAGTGAATGAAGGTCGTAGGTAGCACCGGTTTGCGTTATTTGCTCGTTAGCCATTAACTCCACCGTGTTGGTTGTCGTGGTTCAATATGTCGGCGCAACGGCAACTCGCCCATGACGAGGTAGCCGATTGCGTCTGCGATGTGATCTAACCCGCTTGATTTATCGGGCTGATGCGATCCGTCTATGTAGGTCAGTCCATCTAAAGATCGGATTAGGTTTGTACAGCGAGGGTTAACAAATAATCTGCGCTTATCGTCAGCGGTTTTTAACGCCGCTTGCACAGTGTTAATTCTATCAATGACAGGGTGTGCATTACGAGGCGCGCGCACTTCAAATCCTGCGTTGGACAAAATAGCGAAGTCGGTACGACCCACTGGCGCCGAAGTCTTACGAGCGCGTCCAGACGGATCGGGATATACAACGATAGGTCGTTTCGGGTATCGCTGTTTTATTTCTTCGGCCATTAGTTCCGTGTTGCTGTCTTTCAACATGATCTCGTCGATCAGGTGTAACTGGTCTGCCGCCCTAACCGAGATAACAGCACTCATCGGATCCACGTTGAAATCCATGCCGATTAATAAGGTGCCACCGTTATCGGTTACATCAGCAACGTTTTCTACGTGGTCGAAGTTGGAATAAACCCGTCCAGAAAGTGCCTCGAAGGTCGCGAGAAATTCCTGTCGAAATTCCCTCTCCCCCATATCCCGCATGGCGACTTCGATCTCGTCAGCCGACACCCGCGCTCCGTCTGCGGTGGTGAACTGGTAAGCGGCCCACCCTTCTGTATCCTGCGCGTATCGGAATAGGTCGTAGAAATGGTTGTATCCTTTCGGGGTGCCGATCCATAAAGCACGCCCTTGTCTATCTGCCAACATTGGCCGAAGGACTTCATGCCATGCATCGGGGTGCATATCAGCAAATTCGTCCATAACCAAGAAATCAAGACCAACACCGCGAAGACTGTCGTAATTATCCGCGCCCCGAAGGGATGCTGTGGCCCCATTAATTAACTCCAGACTCAGGTCAGTTTCGTTGGTGTGCGTGATTACGCTTGCCGGTGTCATCCGTTTTAACTCCTTCCACGCAATCTGCTTTGCCTGTCTGTAAGTCGGCGCGACATACCAAGCGGTGTGATTGTCATTGGCACAAGCGTTCAGTAATTCAGTGAGGGCGAGATACGTCTTTCCGAATCTCCGACCCGCTACCAGAACCCGAAACCTCGCCTGATTCCGATGCACTTCCCACTGGTTGGTGTGTAGTATGTGTTTCCGTTCCTTCATCGCGGGTGATCACTAACCGTTCTATTTGATGCTGTTCGATCTGTTGTTTATCGCTCTGGCCAAGTCGGTTCTTCCCTAACCAAATCTGCATGGTGGCATTGCCTTCTTCAGCCGTTTTCCATTGCATACGGCGAAGCGATGCGTTGCCCTGTTGCTTGCCCTGTTCTACGGCTTCCGCTATCTCGGGGTCTTGTTTTTTGTGCCGTTTCCAAGTCGCATAGTTGATCCCGATAACCGATGCTATCTCTGGTTCGGTGCAACTTAGCCCTGCCAGAGTCTTCACTTGCTCCAAATTGATTTGCGCTCTCGGGCGACCACCTTTGTTTTTTGGTTCATTCATGGCGCAAAACTCTCTGAGATAATCATCGGCACTGCTTTTCCCCAATCTATTCGATGATGTAAACGTCTATTTTTCACTCCCATCGGCGCGATGGTTACGCATGATGGCGCGACCATGATCGTATAAAAGCTTTTAACGTATGTGCCGGAATCCAGATATAACTCAGTCATCCCCCCTGAGTTAGATTGACTCGCCATTTGATTTAACTGAACAGGCAGATATGTGAAAAACAAACGCCCGACTCTGCCCAATCCTACATAGGTGTTTACATCTTCATTTATTCGGCCTGAAAACTGAAAAGGACGATCTACATCGCAGATAAAACTGTTCATCGCCTTTCTCTTTATTTGTTTTTTCGGCTTGCCATTGGCCCGTAATGGCCCGCCTATATGGTCGCCGCCCTGAGACATAGCAATAGTTAGCGTGGGTGTTTCCTCCATAAAACCAATAAATGCCGTTAAGACATCGTCAAGACTTTTTATCGTCCAACCATGCCAACCATAAGTTCCATTTAATCGCCCCGGCCTACGATATGAAAAATTTGTGTAATCATCGTCCAGTTGAATGAAATATTTGCAACCTACCTCCTTTGCGAGATCAAAACACGCGTTTCTCGCCCATAGGATTGCACGACGATCTTTAAAGTTATCGAATTGATCGGTTGTTTTTGCTATTTCATCTTTTGAAAAAACCAATACTGAATCACCAAATAATTCTTTGTACTGCTCGATAGTGCTGTCTTCATCATCAACGACTATAAATATCTTGCCTGTATATCCAGCGCGCCTTAATGAACTAATAGTAACGACCTTATTTGGCCTTCCATGTGTGAGAATGAATGCAGCGAAATCACTACGCATCTGGATAATCCTGACCAAATGCTTCATCCAAATTACTTTCAAGATTAACAAAGCCGTTTTCGATTGCTTTATTAAAATCAATAACAACAAGCGCCGATTCTTCCATTAGATTTTGAATATCCTGAGATGAGTGCGCGTAAAAATCAGCGAGTTTGTCGAAACGAAATACCACATGCCGTTCTGCGGCATCGCATAAAACATCCTCTATTTCTTTACTCAGTTTTGCTTTTTTGATTTCTTTAATTAACTGATCTGCTTTAGTACGATCTCGTAGTTCCGACGGAATAGGCTTCTGATCTGATGGCTCATATATCGGCGCATCAATCTTGCTTGTATATGGATTGTTATCCCATTCAATTAGAGCGGGGTCGATAAGATATTGAGACAACTGTTTATTGTTAAACGCCGTTAAATCGAGATCGAATCCAAGATCATCAAGATCGCAGAGTTCAATTCCGAGCATCTTTATATCCCACGATGCGTATTCATTGGTTCGGTTATCAGCAAGCCGGTATGCTTTGGCCTGTCCCTCTGTCAGTTTATCGGCAACTTGTACCGGCACTTCATCGAAACCGAGTTTTTTCGCCGCTAACAGTCGGGTGTGGCCGACGATCACGACCATGTTTTCATCTACGACAATCGGCTGTTGCCAACCAAATGCTTGAATAGATGCCGCGACCTTATCTACAGCATCCGAGTTGTTTCTCGGGTTGTTGGCGTAGGGGATAACAGAATCAATATTGACGTTATCAATTTTCATTTTTTGCTCTTTTTTTCTATAAAAATATCATCATAGATTTCCCGCGTTGCCGGGATCGGTTCAGTTTGTTTTGGTGGTTTCTGTCGGCGGCCTAAATCCACATACAGGGCAAACTGCTCACACGCCAGTTCAAAATAATCGCATACATCCCAAAGCGGGCAGTCGTAGTCGCATGGTGCTGGTGGAATTTCAATGAATAACCTAGTGGTCGGCATCGATACCGCCGATGGCTCGCCAACTTATTTCCTCGCGCACTACTTCGCACCAGTCAGCGATATCCATCTCAATAGGAAAATGATGGACGCAACCAATATCCCGAGCAAAGCACCGGACGCGCCACGGACGATAATCCAGTCGGTAAATCAAAACCGGCCTCTCGTTTATGACGCTTGCTTGGTTTCTTGATTGCGCCCACCAATCGTTTGACCATTTCTTCGCTCGTTTAACTTCAATCGCCCATCCCGGTACGCCGAGAAGATCCGTTCGGCATATTCCACCGGACGCCTGCATCTGCCAGTTCCGCGTAATATCCAGATTCAGTTCGTCACGAAGGATTCGCGCGACTTCTTGCTCGCCCGCGCGACCCTTAGTGCGTGAGTTGGTCAACTGGAATTGTCAGAATTGTCAACGCTGTTGTTCGACTCATCATGGCCATCGGAACACTCTGTACCCGAACAAACATCAATACCGGTTGAACTACCTCCGACTTCGACGCAACCGAAAGAGATCGTTGCGATGAATATCAAAGATGCGGTGATGTAGAACGTTGTCCAAAGCCTTTTAATTTTGCTCATCAGGGGTTACCTCTTTGTCCAAATACACGCCTGTGCTGTATGTCGTATCGCCGACAGTTGTCGAAACAAACGTCGAGCAACCGCTTATCAAGAACGCAACGACGAGTGTTATTCCGAATATGAAAATGAATTCCCACGTTAAGAGGGCGTTATAGAATTTCCGCATTGACTCTCTCCAATAATTCGATTTCCGTTCCATATCGGCTCAAGAAATCGTGTGGATCGCTATGGATACCTGGGAATTCCCCCCCATAGCGGTGATGTGTCGGGCAAAGCGGGATGGTTTGATCATCCGGCGCCCTTTGTGAAAGCCCCATACCGGAGCGAATGTGATGAATTTCGGGTGGGGTATGTGGATAACCTTCGATATGACACGCGATACACCCCAATTCAGTCAGAGCGAGAAACCTTGCGTTTCTGCTCCTGCGCGAAATCGTATAGTGAGATTTTGAATTTATCTTCAAACCATTCGGCCCAAGTCCTCACTCCGCTAGGTGTTTTTCGGTTTCTTTTTTTCCAGATTGATCTCGCCGCGTGATATTTGAGTTGCTCATACTCAGCCTTGATTTGATCTCGGCTAGGGTTGCTCGGGCGAGTTCGGGATCCGTTGGTGCCGGTAACCCCAGTTTTGCTATCCGGTGATACGGTGCGAGGGGTTTCACGTGGCACATTGCGAGAAACTGAGGCAGACTCGGTGGCCATTCGTCTCCCGATTCCACAATCTTTGAGAATCCCCGCGAGATCAGGCGCATTTGTGTCTCCTGATCGCCCAAAGACGCTAAACCCTCGGCCCAAGTCTTTGCTGCGCTCGTCAGATTGCCGTCTGAGTCTGAGCATTCGCCATACTGGCTGACCCACTTGTGTCCGTAGACTTCTGCCATTCGTGTCCATACCCTTGCGATCAGCCGGTTATGAATCCGATTTGAGTCTTTGCTCGGCGGCGAGTGCTCGTTCTGCCGCACTAGGCTTCCGATTGATTCCATGATGCCTCCGAAAATTCTCTATTGGGTTGGCAACCCTATTGTTGTTTTCAGTACTTACTATTAATTCAGTACTTACTAGTGTGCGATTTTCGGACAGTCCGTTTTTCGGAGAGTCCGAAAACTGGTCTCTCGGTGGAGATTCATGGATAACGATCTCCGTTCCCCCGAATCGACCCCCTTTCCCGCGCGCTTTTCGATATTCCAGATATCCGGCATCCGACAGTTCCCGCAGAATTCGCCGAACTTTTGACCTACCGGCCTGTGATTGCCTCTCAAGATGCACGACATTCACCTGCCATTTGTCTGGTTTCGACAGTAGATAGGCCATAAGACCCCGCGCATCCCAAGACAAACTGGCGTCCTCGAGAATCCGGTTGTCGATAACTGTCCATCGGTATCTGTTCGGGTTGCGCAGAATCACTAAGAAAAAAGGGCCTTTCGACCCAATCCCAAGATGACCGGAGGAGGAGTCATTCGTTTCTTGGGTATATATCGGGGCGCAGTTCGTGCCGACTAACGCCAGTTACCTTTTCGACCGGAATCACGAATTCCGGGGAAATCTGGCTTTTATGAAGCCAGTTCCATACTCGTGGCTGAGAAACCCCCAACGCTCGGGCCAAACTGCTCTGACCGCCGGCTATCTCCACCGCTTTCTCAATCGCTTGATTCATGGGTGCATATTATAACCACCGTTATATTGAAGTAAATATTTTGGTTGGTTCCTACCAAAAAAATAATTGACTCAAATACTGTCAGTCAGTTTCAATAAACAGACTTATAGAGATAGGAGTCGACATGAAACCAAGCGGATGTAAACAAGTTACTGCCGCCGATGTAATCTCAGGCTGGAATTTTTCCGGGCCTTTGGCCGATCAGATCAGACGTAAAAATGGTTCGCCTGTTGCGATAGCGCAGAGCGGCCAAGATGCGCCCCCCCCCCCCGCTGTTTTCGGGATCAGCGCCGAGTCGTGGGTACGCCTCAGGTGGGGCGAAAAGTGGGCGCGGGGAAAAGTTAGGGGTTGGTCAATGAGAGCAATCGTGAAGTGGTTTTTTCGAAAACTGCAGGACCAAAACCCTAAAGACAAATATAGTATTGGTGTATGTGAGTGGTGGACAGCGCATCTGCCGTGACAAAGATTTTCGGAGAGAACAATGTCGTTGGGTGAAAGATTGAAAATTGCGAGATTGGAAAAAGGAATAACACAAACAGAACTCGCGAAGTGTGTAGGCGTGTCTCAGGCGGCGATAGCCGGTCTTGAGATACGTGAATCAAAACAAAGCGGATACACAAGTCAGATTGCGGAATGTCTGAACATCAATGTTCAATGGTTAGCAACAGGAACAGGGCCAATGAACAAACCGGCGCCTACCCCGGTGATCACAATTCCCTTAATTCGGTGGAGTGATATTGATGAAGGCAGTCGAGCTGATCCGATTTCAACAATTCCGTGGCATACAGGAAACAATAACGTGTCACAAGTTTTTGCTTTAGAAATCAGTGGCGTTTCTATGGAGCCGGAATTTCATGACGGTGATTACATCGTCGTGGATCCAGACCGAACGCCGAGTCACAATGATTTTGTAATTATCAACACAGGCGAAGAACCTATGCTTCGTCAATATATAAAAGAAGGTGGACGCACATTCGCGCGTGCGCTGAACCCGGCATGGCAACCTCAGTTAGAGCAGATTCAGTCTGACGGTATAGCCGGGGTTGTACTCCAAAAAAGCCGCAATTACTGAGTTTTCCTGCGCCCTGCTTAGATAGAGGGCGCTTAACTCTTTAATAATAAACAGAATTGTATTCGTAGCCAGAGGTATATCTTTTGTTATAAAACTGGTTATAATTCTATCTCCATGACAACAACTGAAGTTATACCGGAGATAAAAATGACCAACATTTTCAAACAAATCGAAGACCCAAATATTCTGGCGTCCGAGATTACGAACTTCTGCCTCATCCCCCGTCATTACCAAGATGGGTTTGATTGGTACGTCGAAGCATACAGCACCGCTGACTTAATCGACTTCATTCTTGAAAAAGAACTGACCTCAATTAAGGGATTCATCCAAGCAACAAAAACTTGGCGCAATTACCGCGAAGACCGCCAGAGTGAATTTCGTTGCTATATCAGCGAAAACATCATTGGGGGTGAGTCATGAGATTCGTTCCCTTAACAGAAACGCGACTGACCGCTCTTTCAGAGAGAGCAGAAGTCGAAATGGAAACTTCCGACGATTGGCATCAAATCATCTTCCTTCGCTATATCGGCAAAAACAATCCTCCCTTCGTTACTAACTCTGCGCACCGAATCGCGATAACCGGATTCGATGACGTAGACGTAATCGTCCTCCATGATGGTTCTTGGGATGGCGATGACTGGGTAGATATTCCTTACGCGGTTCACCTCGAAATCGACCCCTCTCAGTGGGAAGAAATTTTTTACGACGAGGAAAAAGAAACTTTACCAACGTCGAAGATCAATCCCATCAACGACTCACATTTCCCCGATGACTACGCTGATTCATGTGATCTACGCGAATACTTGTTTTTCGGGGGTGAGTCATGAGTTGGTTGAGAGGGCAAGTCAGTCGCCCGAAAAAGACTGTCGAGGCCAGTTGTAATCGATGCGGAGGCGGTGGCCGGTTCTTTCATTACGGCACTTGCTTCCGCTGTGGAGGTAGCGGTAAAGACCCCTCTGAAAAAGACTGGATTCATCCCGCCGACTGGTCAGACGAGCAGATTGCGCAGTTCCATGAAAAGCGTGAGGCGAGAAACCAGAAAAGCAGAGACAAAGCCCACGAAAAACGTCTTGCTAAACGAATAGCGCAATTCGATGTAAACGCGGAGCAGTTGCCAGAGTTATTAGCACTCAGAAAGGCGAAAGAAGATTGGTCGGAGTTATGCACTCAATACGTTAAAGATCACGGTCTTGAGTTCGACTATGTCGGTCAGTGCTTACAGGGGCGCAAAGCCGAACAGGCATATAGTGAGTGGCGCAGAAAAAACGATCCCAATCATCATCTGCTAAACGATCTTTTTAGCAAAGCATACGAATTTCTTTTAACAGAAAAACAGTGCGATCTATTTCGATCTGTTTCAGAGCAGTGGGCGAAGAAACAAGCAGATCGTCAGGCTCGTCGCGAGTCGAGTAGTCATCAAGGCGTTATCGGTGACAAGTTAGCAGTCACCGCCAAAGTCACATTCACTAAAGAGTGTTTCAACGATTGGGGATCCACCACCCTGATCAAAGCCACCGACGAACACGGCAACGTGTTTCTCACTTTCTATAGCGGTTCCGCATACATCCCCGAAAAGGACGAGACAGTCCTGATTAAAGGGCGAGTCAAAGACCACGACGAGTACGACGGTGTGCCACAGACAGTTCTTACTCGTTGCAAATTCATCAGCGAACAGGAGAACGCCGCATGAAAACACTTATCCAGAAATTGCGAGAGATGCGAAAGCAGATTCAAGAACTCAAAGATTTTCGCAACGAGTTAGACGAATTGCTTGAACAGCAATACCAGATGGCGCAACAGGCGCAAGACGACGAGTACTACGAACAGGAGGCTTACTAATGGCGTATTTCTCTCAAGAACGAAAGAAGGAAATGCAACCGAAGATCAAAGAACTGCTGAAAGAGTACGGACTGAAAGGGCGGTTATCAGTTCAGCATCACTCGTCTGTAGTTCTTACGGTTTTTTCGGGCGAGATGGATTTCAGCGATTACATGAATCCAGAGAAATTCGGGCCAATCAAACAAGAGTGTATCCCGGTCAACGTGTATTGGGTTGACGATCACTGGATTGGCAAGGCGAGGGATTTTTTCAAAAAAGCACTCGCGATTCTGAATGATGGCAATTATGACCGCAGTGACTACATGACCGACTACTTCGAGGTTGGTTGGTACGTCGATATCAACATAGGGCGTTGGGATAAACCCTACGAACTGACGAGGTAATCCAATGAAAAATATCGTTGAACTACAAATACCAGAACCAAGCAACCGGGGCGAATATCTAGGCTCGGGGGATGCTTCCACAGCAGTCGGTCTGAATAAATATCAGACGCGTCAGGATTTAGTGCAGATCAAGCAAGCGATCCGCGCCGGCACTTACGATGAACCAGACTCCACCCTGCTAATGCGCTTCGGCAGTTATGCAGGGCCGTGGGTCTTGGACGAATTTACCCATCAAACCGGTCAGGTCGTGATTGACCGGGAGCGGTGGTATCGGCATCCCAAGCACCATTTCATCGGTTGCCATGTAGATGGCGTGACTAACTACAAGGGATTGCCGGCAGTAGTCGAGTCCAAGACGACGAGTCTGTACTACGACGAACTCCCTGCAGGGATTATTGCGCAAGTACAACAGCAACTTGCCTGTACCGGATTCGAACTCGCATTTGTTCCGGTTTTTCGGCAGGGCCGGGATTTCCATGTCTACGAGGTCGAAGCGGATCCGATGGCTCAAGACCATATCGTTAATTCAATGGTCGAGTTATGGGATCACATCATCAGCGACACCCTGCCCCCACCGATGACACTGGACGATATCAAGTCGCGTTATCCGGACGATCTCGGGGGTGAGATCTTAGCAAGCGAGGAAACCGAGAAATTGGTGACTCGTTTGCGCTTGCTCAAAGAGGCGATCAAGAAAGCAGATGACCAGAAAACCGCTATTGAAATGTCAATCAAGGCCGAGATGAAAGAGGCCGCGAGATTGGTGTCCGGAGACACAGGCGAGATTCTGGCAACTTGGAAAAACAGCAAGCCGAGAACCAAGTTCAACAGCACTCAGTTTCAGAAAGAGAACCCCGACATTTACGAGGTCTATCTGGAAATGGGGTCACCGGTGCGCACTTTCAGATTAAAGGGATAACGATGGAAAACAAATCACCAGAAACCACCAAAGCCCTGTACGACTTTCTTGAAGCATTTAAGAAAAGCGTGTCGTTACAGGCAGAGGTTATTCAAGCACTTGATAAACATACGGAGAGAAAAGACGATGACGATCAGACAGTCGAGCGAGATAAACGAACTGGCTAGTGCGCTTTCAGTAGCGCAGGGCGAATTGCGTGATCCAGAGAAGGACACGCAGGGCTACAACTACAAGTACGCCGATCTGCCCTCCACCCTTCAAACCATCAGACCGGTATTCCATAAGAACGGTTTGTCCTTCACACAGTTGCCGTCAGGTGGCGACGATAACTTTGTCCACATTACCACTCGCCTGATGCACACCTCGGGTCAGTGGATGGAGTCGACATTTTCAATGTCCATTGAGACGAAAAAGGGAATGTCATTCATGCAGTGTGTCGGTAGCACTCTCACCTATGCAAGACGCTATGCCCTTCAAGCAGTCGCAGGGATAGCGGCAGACGAGGATACCGATCATCAGGATGTTCGGCCTGATAAAGATGCGAAACCGGCTACCCCGAAACGAAAAAAGAAAGAACTGAACATCGAAAACAAGGGTAACGGTGAGATCGAAATCAGCCTTGCTGATGAACTAATTGCGCTACTGGAAAGTGCGCAAACCAAATCTGATCTTGATCAGGTTGCAAAAAGGGCTCAAGGGATTGAAGACCCGAATGAAAAGAGCAAGGTGCGGGATGTTTACAGCATCCGCAAAAACGAAATCGACACAGTCCATTAAGGAGATACAAGGTGCTAAACAAAGCAATGATCATCGGAAACCTCGGCGCGGATCCAGAAGTGCGGGTCACCCCTGCCGGAATGTCAATGGCGAAGTTTTCTGTCGCTACATCCGAAAAGTGGAAAGACAAAAAGACCGGGGAGATGAACGAAAAAACCGAGTGGCATCGCGTCACTGTATTCGGGCCGAGCGCGGAGTCATGCGGTCAGTATTTAGCCAAAGGCTCCAAGGTGTATGTCGAAGGCAAGATCGAAACCAGTGAGTACGAGAAAGATGGCGAGACACGATACAGCACCGGAATTATCGGTCAGCGTGTCCAGTTTCTTGACAGTCGATCAAAGGATGCACAACCGAGTAAGCAAGAAAGTGTCGACAAAGATTTCGATGATGACATTCCCTTTTAAGGAGAGACAGCATGGAAACAAGCAGAGAGTCGTATCAGAGAAGTGTGGCCGATGGTTCGATTGCGAATCAACAGCGAGTCGTTCTGGAAGCGGTTCAAAACTTCCCAAAGCGCACATCCAAAGAACTAGCCGACATCATGCGGATCGACAGAGTAATACCGGCGCGCCGTTTATCAGAGTTGGAAGCCCTCGGCGTTGTCGTTAAAAGCGGAAAGCGAGAGTGTTCTATCGGCAACCGTAGAGCATACGTTTGGGAGCTCAAATGATTAACGAGGCAATCGTATTTCTGTCGATCTTCATTTGGTTTGGGTTAATCCTTGTAATTTGCGGAGCAATCGGAGAGTGGATATGGAAGATGAAGAAAAAGAAATTGATTTGGCGATAGACCTTATCCGAGACGAACTAGAAAACGTCTTGACCACTTTGCATGAACAGGTGATTTGGAAAGGTAACACCGTGGGCGTAGATGATCTTTGTTTCGTGCGTGAACTTTGGAACGCGTCTTACCCGCGAATTGAGGAACAATTTAGACGAGTCGCTTTGATTGAAGGCCGGATTCAGTCTAAAGACCCACGTTTTCGGAAAGTTGGGCTTATTTAATGCTCTGCCGGTGTCGGAACTTGCGTGATATTTTAATGGTGTATTGCGTTAGTCCGGTAGGCCGCCGGCAGGGCATCTATTCCAGTGCTTACTCGGCGCAGATTACCTTAGGGTGTCGGTTTGGTCGCCGAATCTCCGTCTGTGTCGAGTAAGCCGTACCTCACGTTAGCAGAGGCCGCAGAATATTGCGGTCTGGATCCCTCGACGTTTGAGGAAACTGCCCCAAAACTTGGGATTTTGCCCTTTGCGTTTGTCGACGTTATTCTGTATCGCACCGCTGACATTGAAATGGCAATGGAGAGGTCATGGCGAACAGCGTACGAAAGTATAAAGACGGCAGATCGTGGTATCTCGACAAAACGGAGGACGGCGTTCGGGATCGGAAGAGCATCGGCGCGGTTACCGAAGCCGAAGCCGAGGCGCAAAGGCTTGCATTAGAGCGTCGATTGATCGGCGTTGTACCGGCTGCAGGGCCAACTTTCTCGGATTGGGTGGAAGATTATGCCGAGTGGCATTCCGAGGAATACCCTTCATCCTACGCGCGCACAGAAAGCATTATCCGCTGTCACCTAGACCCCTATTTCGGAACCATAGCGACCGGGATGATCACCCCGAGAATGGTTGAAGCGTACAAGAAAGCGCGAAAAGGGGTCGTTAAGCCCTCAACCGTGACCAAAGAACTCAGAACGCTACAGGCGATTTTGAATAAAGCAGTTGAGTGGGATGTAATCGCGCGAAATCCCATCCGAAAGAAGGTGAAACCCCCTAAAAACCTCAATAGCAAGCCCCCGAGATACTACGAGCGCGACGAACTTGCACAGATATTTGAAGCCCCGAAGGTGACAGTGCGAGAGGATGGCGCCAAATTCAAACGAGCAGACTACAGCGACTATTGGCGATTGTTTGCGAATACCGGTATGCGGCGAAGTGAGATTTATCTTGTGGATAAAAAGCGCGATATCGGCAAAGATGAGATGCGGATTATCTCGGAGGAAGCGGCAAGAACGAAGTCGGCAAAGTGGCGCACAATACCCCTCTCAGATGGCGCACAGGACGCTCTCAAACGGCTTGTGCGGAACGATACTCTTGCTCCCGATATAGACCCGCGCTCACTCTCAAGAGCCTTTGAAAAGGACTTGATGGCCGTAGATTTAGATGGCAGTTTGCACTGCTTACGGCACACCTATTGCAGTCATCTCGTAATGGCAGGGATACCTTTAAGAACGGTGCAAGTATTAGCCGGTCACGCGTCTATTAAGACCACCGAAAAATACTCCCACCTCGCACCCGACTACCTTAAAACTGCTGTTATAAGTCTCTGACACGGTTTGTCAGTATCAGTAAACGCTAATTTACCGAAAAACACTGGTATTTTGGCGTCCCCAAGGGGATTCGAACCCCTGTTGCCGCCGTGAAAGGGCTGTTTTTTATTCGTTAAATCAGTGTTTTATGCGTATTGTCTGACAACCATCTGTCAGAATGTCGCTCTCAGATAAGGATTTGGGTCAATGGTTCTTACCCATTTAACTGGGTATTTATCCTATTGACCTGTCGGTTTTATGGTAAAGAAATCTGATATTTGTTTACCTTGACAGTTGCCCTAAGGTTGCGGGCAATGTCGGTTTTATGGTTACGGTTGATAAATAGTATTTATCAGAATTAGACCCCGAGTTTCTCCCTTTTCTTCCACCACTCATCGTCGGGGTCCGTATTGGAGTTAATACCGTGTTGCGCGGCCCATTTCAATAATGCCGCAATCGCTTCGGTTTTGGTTTTCGCTTTGATGACTTCGGCGCGAACTTCTGGAACGCTCATCATCTTGGTTTGCACCACGATTTTCACAGGGCAGAACTTTTCCCGCTTCAGCGGGTTGGGCTCAAGATGCTCTGGATGATGTATTTCCATTGCTTAACATCGAAATATCGACTCGATGCCTCTCTATTTCTCCAAAATCCTTTGAATGAACGATTGCGTACATATCCCGACCTGACCGATACCCTTGTGCCGCGTGCCATGCATCTTTCCCTGCTAGTGTGCGAAACGACTCCCAGATGACTCCCGGGAATTCGATTACCTGTTGATTATGAATATGCCCGGTGTACCAATACCGATGCGTTGTTGATCCCCAATCCTCTGCCCGATCTGTTGCCATTATCCCCGGCAGAGCATTGGGTTTTGCGGTATCACCGTGACCGGCGCCGATAAGGACATTCCCGAATCGGTGAAACCAGAATTTTGCCGGTTGATCCTCTACGATAATTCTTGAACTGTTGTCGTAAAACAGTGATAACGCTAGTGAGAGCATTTGCGACGAGTGATCATCATGGTTGCCGATAAGATTTTTGACGATAACTTTTTCGTGACGTTTCGACGCGGATTCGATACAGCGCAACATAGCGCGAACCCCGACACGCAATACCTTTGACCATCTCGTATCAACGTCTAGTGATACCCCGCTCCTTCTGGTTTTATTGTCCATCGTATCGGCATGAAAGAAATCGCCGAGATTAAGTATCAATGCCGTTTTTGATTTCGGCGCACAAGACACTAGACGATCAACAGCCTCGCATAAATTATCTTCTGCGATCTTTAAATCAAAGTTGGTTCCGGTTTCTTCAGCGAACGCGTACATTCCGATATGCGGATCCCCCATTGGGTAAACGGTCAGAAGGTCTTCCTTTAGGTGATTCGGCGCTGAGTTAATCTTTCCCTTCCCTTTCCAATCAGAGAAAGTGTCGAGGATTGCATCTCGGAGTTCATCTTCGCGTTGCGCTTCTGCAGTAGTCTTTACCCACTGTGCGCGTTGCTCTCCGTCCGCGTTATAAAGAGTCGATACTCCTTTAACAGAAAATCCGGGTGCCGCTTTATGCGTGAGTCCGTGATCAGGAGAATAACCTTGTGATGCCGCATGCTCTTTTACGCGAGACAGGGCTTTGTAGACATTTCGCTCGGTCATCCCGAGAACGGATGCCGCTTTTGTGCGATTCCCTTGATTCTGAATTACTGCTTCAACGACTCGTCTTTGAGAATCGCTATTACAAAAATCTAAAAGTCTGGAATCATCTGACATGAAAGAACGCACCCCATTGGGATTGCAATAATCCCGCTGATATTTCCATCCATATCCCGTGTTCCCCCAACCTTCACGGTCTGCTCATCTTGAAATGCTTCCCAACCGACTGTTTCGATTACGGGGCATTCCAATTCTTCGTGACCTGACCAAGATGGATCTTGGATCGTGTCGCGCCATTTAACGATTATCAGTTTCATAAGAAGGTAAGCCCCGGTGCGCGGACGCGGTGGTGCTAGGCCGCGATGGAGAGAAGGGAAACGCACCGGGACTTTTATGCTTTCTTTGCCTTAACCAATCCGTTAGGAATTAAGTAACCCATAATCAGAGGGATGATAATGACTCCCGCCAATAACCATCCCCCGGCCTCCACTAACTGACCCATTAAAGGCCAGAATCCAGTGACCGCTTGTTCACACTGACTGCCGGAAGTGAGTAACGAGGTCGCTCCCGCGCCGACTGCCGCGCCTGCCGCCGCTCCCGCAGGGCCACCAACCAAACCACCTACTCCCGCCGAGACTCCCGCCACGCCGCCGGTTTTTAATGCCGCGCATCCTGAGAGCAGAGGCAACAACAAAACTAATCTTTGCACTGCATGACATCATTTAGTCGTTTCACCGATAGCGACCCGACGTTGGTCAAAAAGAACGGCAGGAAAGCGTGAACGAAAACGATCAATGCTGTGCCTTGAAGGATAAGCGCATAGCGGAGCGCATTAAGGCAATGCCGAAAATACACTTTTCGACCATAGCCGATGTGATGCGAATCAAAGATTTTTATTTGTTCCATCTCAGTTCCATTAGCGGATTTTTGTCGCAAGCACCTTGTCCAACATTGTCTCAAGTGATTCGATGCGGTAGCCCAAAACGTCGAGACTCTTAACTGCTTGGGCGATCTGCTCTTGATCGGCGGTCAGTTGTTTTAGATTGTGAATTTCAATCGCGCTCTGTTGCGCTTCTCTCTCAAGTGCCGGGATCGCGCTCCCCTGTACTCCGGCAAGGCGCTCGACTTCTGCGGATAATCCCGATGCCCACCAGATCGCTCCGGTTGTCTGACCGACAAGGAAAATGATTGCGCCAAGCAGATAGGTCGGTATGTTCAATGCGACAACCATTTAGTGAGTAGCGATGCACCGGACGCTGTGATTGTTGTGATGGCGACGAGGATTCCGATGCCGAGGCCGCGCTGTGTGTGAATCTGAGCCTCAAGCCGGGTCATGCGAACAGACATATCTTGCATCATCCTTTCGGTGTTCTCGACCTTTTCGATCAGTCGCCCGATCTCTTGAGGCGTCAGGTCAGTCACATTTCCGTTCCTTCTTTTGGTTCTGGCGGGAACTGCGGATCGGGTGCTACTGAAAACGCCATACCCGAAGGTGAAGAACCGCTCCACGCCATACAAGCCTGTTCGCCACGCTTGGATCGCTTCGTGATTACGATGGT